AGATACCAAGGTAACGCGGTTGATGGTGACTATGTTTGGTTAGACATTACCTCTAGCCAAAACCAGGGTGCTAATACTTCAACCGTTTTTTGGACTATGGGTTGGGCGTTCCGTTCGCCCTCACCGACCGACCGGGACTTGGATAATGGCACCGCATCTATTGCGGGCGTTTTGGTGTACAACAACGCTAATCCGTACAACTTTTCTAACAACTTCACTCAACGGGACATAACTTTAGGCTCTGGGTCGCGCGTTGTTGGGCACGATGGTGCGGGCAACGCAACGATTAACATTGCAGCATCGTGTAAGCCTTATCAGAATCCTATTTCTAGTTTTAGCACCAACATTTCACTGCCACGCATTCCCAAAGTCCCTGGCGCACCCAATGGTGTGGCCGTGGACTCTGCAACCAGTTCCTCACTGCGTTACCTCTTCTCGGGCACCACAGACGGTGGCTCAGCCATTACAGGGTGGGAAGCTCAACTTGCTGACAACCCTTCCTTCAGCAACCCAACAACAGCAGCCTCTAACGGCAACACAACGTTCAACAACCTGAACCCTGCCGTCACCTACTACTTCCGCTCACGCGGATTCAACGCCATCGGTGCTGGCCCGTACAGCGGAACCTCCTCAGGGGCAACGCTCGCAGCAGCACCGTTCGCCCCCACCATTACCGGCATCACTAACGTCACACCAACAACTGCCCGCATCAACGGAACCATCCCAAACAATCAAGGTTCGGCAATCAGCAGTTACGTTTTCCAAGCTGCCACCAACTCAAGCTTCACTACCGGTGTTATCACACAAAGCCACGTTGGACACATTTATGACATCACCGGGTTGGTTCCTGGTCAGACGTACTTCTTCCGCATGTACGCCGTCAACGCTGTCGGCTCCAGCCCCTGGTCGAACACCGCTTCCGCATATGTAGGACTCCCCGCACCTGCCATGTCCACGTGGACGCAGAACAGTACAGGCGGGTTGGTTGCAACGTGGACCGCCCCGAACCCTGCAACAGCCCTCACCGGGTATCGCCTACAAATAGCCACCAACGAAGGCTTCAGTGCCAACGTCCAAAACGTTGACTTGGGGAACGTCCTCACCGGCACTGTCACAGGTCTTGCTGGAGGCCGTCAATATTGGGCACGTGTTGCCGCTGTTACCGCTGGGGGAGTGAACGCGTTCAGCGGTTCCCTCGAAGCCCTGCTGGTGCTTGCCGCTGGAGACTTGAACGGGTGGACTCGGGTAGGTGTTAAGCCTGCCGCCATTTCGTACTTCACCAACGAAGGTATCCGCCGTGGAGTGTCCGGTATCAACCAAGCTCTCTTCTTAGAGTCGTTGAGCGCAGGCGCTGTAACCCTTGCCGCTGACACGTTCGGTCTGCAACGCACCATGACCACCATCAGCGGTAAGGCTTACCGCCTTCAAGCATCCATCACCGGATCATTCCCTTCTGCCCCCACCGCCTCACAAGGCACCACCTACCGCTTCGCTGTCGGTGCAACCCTGGGCACCACGGCAACCCTGCCCAGTGCTACAGGCACGGTTGCTTTACCTCCGATGCAGTTCGTTGCCACCGCAACTACGACAGTCATTCGCATCCTCTTGGGGTCAGCCGTGACCGTTCCGGGGGCTCAAAACGATGTTGAACGTGTAGCCATTCACAGCATCAGAATGTTGGAAATTGATACTGACTTCCCGCAGCGCCTCCGTGAAACCGTGTACGAATCGAACCTTGCCAACCATTTCGATTTGGCCTGTAACTCTGTAGGAGCGTCCTGGTATGTGGGACGGGATGGTCTAACCCGTTTCAGTTTGCCTGGTGAAGCTCTACCCGTTTCGACAGTGTTTTCTGATGAGGATGGGGTTGGTGTTCTCAACTACGTGGACGTATCAGCCGCCTACGACACGAAGTCCATGGTGAACCGTATTGAAGCCACCAACTTTGGTATGGACTCGGCTCGTGTGAATGAGCTAAATGAACTGCTGACTGTTGCCGATGACGTGTCAATTGCCGCTTATGGAGTCCGGAGCGAGAATCTGGATTTGAACTTGTGGCTTGGTGCCCCCTATGCCGCGTCGGTCACAGCTCGGCTAGCTGACCTGCTCAACGACTATGCAGAACCTGCCCTACTCATTTCATCTCTCCGTTGGAACGCTCAACAGAACCCTGCCGCCGCTCAAGCGTTGGAAGTTGGGCAACGCATCAGTGTCCGCTATCGGGGCACCACGTACGACAACCAAATTGTGGCAATCAGTCACGACATCACCCCGACCCGTTGGATGGTCACACTTGAATTGAGGGTCCTGTAATGGCTTTTAGAGAATTAGAGGAACAGATTGCTGCCCTCAACAAGCGCATAAGCCGCCCTGAGGTGAACGTAGCCCCGACCGCAGTAGTCAACCCGTTTGCTGGCGCAACCGCACCCGATGGTTGGTTGTTGTGTGACAGTGCGGCAGTGTCACGCATCACCTACGCTGCCTTGTTTGCCGCCATCGGCACCACCTACGGCGGAGGCAACGGGTCTACTACCTTCAACGTTCCTGATATGCGCGGTCGCGTTCCAGCGGGGAGAGACGCTGGGCAATCAGAGTTCAACTCTTTGGGGGAGGCTGGCGGGGCTAAAACACACACGTTGACCAGCGCCGAAATGCCGTCACACACGCACACCCAGAACAGCCACAACCACAGCCAGAACGCACACAACCACGGGCAGAACGCACACAGCCACCAAATACGCGGCCCAGTGTGGCGCGAGTCCGGTTACAACGTGGCTGGCGCGAGAGGCAGTGGTATGCCCTTATCTGTTGACCAGGGGATGCGCAGTGAGGCTGAAGTAGCAATCAATCAAGCGGCAACAGCGTCGAACAACGCGACCACCGCCACCAACCAAAACGCAGGCGGAGGCCAAGCGCACAGCATTCTTCAGCCGTACCTGACGCTCAACTTCATCATCAAAACCTGAGGAGGTGAGCACGTGGAACAAATACCCAACATCACAGAAATCTTGACGTGGCCTCAAGCCGTGTTCGGAATCGTCATCGTCATTTCAGCTCTTGTAGTCCCGCAAATCGTTCAACTAATCCAGAACAGCCAAATTAGACACGAACTGAAACCAAACTCTGGAAGTAGTGTGCGAGACGCTATCGACCGCATTGAAATGAAGTTAGACAACCACGTCATTGCTGAGGCCAGCCACGCTTCAGCACAAGACAGAAGACTCGACAAGCTCGAAGGCGGAAGCTAACACCCCCTAACTTGCGTTTGCCGTCGGGGATCCTCTAGGAATGCCTGACGAAGGACAAGGGCTCCGGCGTTGCCGCCCAGTGCGCAAACCCCATGAACCGCATGTGTCTTGCGGGCAGCTTCACCCTCAGCAGTGGGGACACGGTCCCGTCGCCAGGCGATTCGTGGGTTAGGGCTACGCAGCCCGCCAACGTAACCGGGTGTCGGTATCAGAGGTTTTGCACACCATTGGTTTCCCCGTACTTGTGACTCCCGTAGAACCAGCGCCCGAACAAAAAGACCCTGCAGTCACGACACCTGGAGCGGGCGCTGGTGCTGGAGCTGGTGCTGGAGCTGGAGCGGGTGCTGGTGCTGGAGCGGGAGCTGGTGCTGGAGCTGGAGCGGGTGCTGGAGCGGGTGCGGGTGCTGGTGCTGGTGCAGGGGCAGGAGCGAATGTGGATGTGATTGCTCGTTGGTCCGCACAGTTAGAGAGGACGACCGTCATGGCATCGTGTTCGGCCTGAGTGACCCAGAGTCCGTATGTGGCTTTCACCGAGATTTGGCGGGCGACATACGTGCATCGGAACGACTTGTTCGACGGTAACCAAGTCGCCGTATCTCCAGCGCCCTTCTGCGAGTTCGCTTTACCGTCCACGGCCATAAGGTTCAGCGGGTCGTTAGCGAGCGAAATTCGCTGAGCCGGAGTGAGCTGCTGTGCGCCGGTCTGCCAGGCGTTGGAGAGCGAGACGATGTGGTCAATTTGGACTAGTGCTGATGTGGTTTGGCCGCGGACAAAGTTGATTATCGTGCCGGTATATGGCTCGGCAAGTACGCCAGTGAGGACCTTACAAGTGCCCTCTTTGGTCTCTGCAGTGAGGTCACGGGCGAGAATATCGTTGCGGGTATCGCACCCATTGCGGTCAACGTCGA